GGCTATTAAAGCTGTACAATGGGGAAGTACAATCTAATCTTGTCAGAATATCTATCATTTATATATAATTCACAATCTGCAGTTCAAATTCCAATATATTACTCTTCCAACAGTGAATTAGAAAATAGATGTATTGAATTTCATTCCAAGTGTTTAGAGAACTCAAAGAATGGGTTATCGTTAAGAAAGTTGTTTGTTGAATATAATGATGTCATAGAAAATGCCACATTACTGTCAATACTATCATATTCTTACGACAAGTATAACGCTGTTGAAAGAAAATTGGTGAAGTATGCGAAAGGCAAACCATTGGAGGCAGACTTAACAGTGAATGAATTGGATTATGAGAACAATAAAATAACATCTGAATTATTTCCAACAGCGGAGGAATATACGGACTCACTAATGGATCCAGCAATTTTAACTTCGCTATCATCAAATTTAAATGCAGTCATGTTCTGGTTGGAAAAACATGAAAATGATGTCGCTGAAAAACTTAAAGTTTATAAAAGGAGATTAGACCTATTCACCATAGTAGCCTCAACGATAAATAAATATGGCGTACCAAGGCATAACGCAAAGTACAGATATGAATACGACGTAATGAAAGATAAACCATACTACTTAGTGACATGGGCAAATTCTTCAATTGAAATGTTAATGTCAGTTTTCTCTCATGACGACTATTTGATAGCAAAAGAGTTAATAGTGTTATCATATTCTAATAGATCTACTCTAGCAAAGTTAGTGTCATCACCAATGTCGATTTTGGTAGCCTTGGTGGATATTAATGGAACATTTATTACAAATGAAGAATTAGAATTGGAATTTTCAAATAAATATGTACGAGCAATAGTTCCGGATCAAACATTTGACGAATTAAATCAAATGCTTGACAATATGAGGAAAGCTGGATTAGTTGACATACCTAAGATGATACAGGACTGGTTAGTTGATCGTTCTATCGAAAAATTTCCATTAATGGCTAAGATATATTCATGGTCGTTTCATGTTGGATTTAGAAAGCAAAAAATGCTAGATGCTGCGCTGGATCAATTGAAAACTGAGTATACAGAAAATGTGGACGATGAAATGTATCGGGAATATACAATGTTAATAAGAGATGAAGTAGTTAAAATGCTTGAAGAACCAGTTAAACATGATGATCACTTGCTACGAGATTCTGAGTTAGCTGGTTTACTATCAATGTCGTCAGCATCGAATGGTGAGTCAAGGCAGCTAAAGTTTGGTAGGAAAACAATTTTTTCAACTAAAAAGAATATGCATGTCATGGATGATATGGCTAACGAAAGATACACGCCTGGTATAATACCACCAGTGAATGTTGATAAACCAATACCATTAGGAAGAAGAGATGTTCCAGGAAGAAGGACTAGAATAATATTCATTCTGCCATACGAATATTTCATAGCACAGCACGCTGTAGTTGAAAAAATGTTGATTTACGCAAAACATACGAGAGAATACGCTGAATTTTATTCACAATCAAACCAATTATTGTCATACGGCGATGTAACGCGTTTTTTGTCTAATAACACAATGGTCTTGTATACGGATGTATCTCAGTGGGATTCGTCTCAGCATAATACACAGCCATTTAGGAAAGGAATAATAATGGGACTGGACATATTAGCTAACATGACTAATGATGCTAAAGTTCTTCAGACATTAAATTTATACAAACAAACACAAATCAATCTCATGGATTCATACGTTCAAATACCAGATGGCAACGTCATTAAGAAAATACAATACGGGGCAGTAGCATCAGGAGAGAAACAAACGAAAGCAGCAAATTCAATAGCAAATTTGGCACTGATTAAAACGGTTTTGTCACGTATTTCTAACAAACATTCATTCGCAACAAAAATAATAAGAGTTGATGGAGATGATAACTATGCGGTGCTACAATTTAATACAGAGGTGACTAAGCAGATGATCCAAGACGTATCGAACGATGTAAGAGAAACTTATGCACGCATGAATGCTAAAGTTAAAGCTCTGGTATCCACAGTAGGAATAGAAATTGCTAAAAGGTACATTGCAGGTGGAAAAATATTTTTTCGAGCTGGAATAAATCTACTTAATAATGAAAAGAGAGGGCAGAGTACGCAGTGGGATCAAGCAGCAATTTTATATTCAAATTATATTGTAAATAGACTTAGAGGATTTGAAACTGATAGGGAGTTTATTTTAACTAAGATAATGCAGATGACGTCAGTCGCAATTACTGGATCATTAAGACTATTTCCTTCTGAACGCGTATTAACTACGAATTCAACATTTAAAGTATTTGACTCGGAGGATTTTATTATAGAGTACGGAACGACTGATGACGAAGTATATATACAAAGAGCGTTCATGTCTTTATCAAGTCAGAAATCAGGAATAGCCGATGAGATAGCGGCATCATCAACATTTAAAAATTACGTCACGAGACTATCTGAACAGTTATTATTTTCAAAGAATAATATAGTGTCCAGAGGAATAGCTTTGACTGAAAAAGCGAAATTGAATTCATACGCTCCAATATCGCTTGAGAAAAGACGTGCACAGATATCAGCTTTATTGACTATGTTGCAGAAACCGGTCACTTTCAAATCAAGTAAAATAACAATAAATGACATACTCAGAGATATAAAACCATTTTTTACAGTAAGTGATGCACACTTACCTATACAATACCAAAAATTTATGCCAACTTTGCCAGATAACGTACAGTATATAATTCAATGTATAGGATCCAGAACTTATCAAATTGAAGATGACGGTTCGAAGTCAGCCATATCTAGACTAATATCAAAGTATTCAGTTTATAAGCCATCAATTGAAGAATTGTATAAAGTGATTTCATTGCATGAAAACGAAATACAATTATATCTGATTTCATTAGGAATACCGAAAATAGACGCTGACACGTATGTTGGATCAAAGATTTATTCTCAAGATAAGTATAGAATACTAGAATCATACGTGTACAATTTATTGTCCATTAATTATGGATGCTATCAATTATTTGATTTCAATTCACCGGACTTGGAGAAGCTGATAAGAATACCATTTAAGGGAAAAATACCAGCTGTTACATTCATATTACACTTATATGCAAAGCTAGAAGTTATAAACTACGCTATAAAAAATGGTTCATGGATAAGCCTATTTTGCAATTACCCTAAATCAGAAATGATAAAATTATGGAAGAAGATGTGGAACATCACGTCATTACGTTCGCCGTACACTAACGCGAACTTCTTTCAAGATTAGAACGCTTAGATGTGACC